TTAGGTAAAACTATTGCCTGGGGGTCGTATGCAGGTGCAGGCGCAAGCCTAATTGCGATAGTAGCAGACTTTGCAATGCGAGCATACATTAGCATGGGTAAGCCTAGTTTTGAGGAAATGTCGACGTATCAGGCAAGCGGATTCTTGTTATTGGCTAGTTTCGCCGCAGTTGGTGCAGGAGCTATTGCGTTAGGCACAAGCAAAGCACTCGATTCTATGAAGAAAGGCGTAACAGAAGATACTTGTAACGAGTGTGGCATGTATGAATCACAATGCGAGTGCGATCACGACCATATGTACGAAGATCGTGAAACTCTAAAGACTAAAAAAGGTACTATCTACAAAGGTGGCAAACACGGCTACGATCAAGATAGTGACAATAAAAAGTTTGATGCACCTAAGGGTGATATCTTTGGTCGTACAACTGGCGAAGTTCCAGCTGGTAAAAAAGGTACTAAAGTCAAGGGTAAAGATACACACGATACCGTGGATGAAACTATCACTAAGAAAACAAGTGCTGGTGAAATCATTCACGACTTTCAAAAATCTAAGAATCCTAAGTTTGCTGGAAAAAGCAAAGAACAACGCAAGAATCAAGCTCTAGGCGCTTACTATGGTATGCACCCAGAGAAAAGCAAAGTCAAAGAAGGTAAACTTACTGTTAGCAAAGCGTTAATGGAAAGCGTTAATTTCAAGAAAATGATGGACGAATGCAATATGACTTTGGAAGAAATGTTAGAATGTATGAATCAAGACATTCAGGCATACAAAGCCACTGGTGATATGACAGATCGTTTGCGTGACTTTATGCACTTGCACAATCACGTAAAGAAAATGGAAGAAGCAAAAGTTGATCCAATGGCTCCACAAATGCCAAGCGGACAAGATGTTCTTCCACAACAAAGCACATTGGGTAAAATTGGCAGCACAGTTAAAAATGCATTGACTGGTCCTGGTGATGAAGAATTGCTTGCTCGCTTACAGCAAGATTCTCAACCTACTACAACAGTTGATGAAGAACTGAACGAATTAGCCAAGTTAGCTGGTATTACAGATGAAGGTAACGCTTTCACTGGCAAACTAGCTTCTACACCAAAAGACGGTGAGTTTGAACTTGATGGTGAAACATACACAGACACAAGCAACGTTGACGAAGACGAAGCTGGTCCAGTTCAAATGTATCAAGAGTCTACTCTAGAAGAAATGGCCAAACTAGCTGGTATCTTCCAAGAAGGTAAAGACTACGGTGATACGACATTCCCAGAGCCTCCAACATATGACAACACTCCTGACGAACACGTTGAGGGCGAAGACGTACTGCTAAAAGGTGGCGATGGTGAAGTAGCTGGTATGGAAAAGAAAATGAATTCTATGAAACCAACTTGGAAGAATGCTGACAATCCATTGGCAGAAGACAAATCATTGATGAAGCCAGCAACAGAGTTCAATTTTGTAAAAGAAATGGGACGTGACTTGATGCAAGCATACGAAGGTATCAAAGCAAAATGAAGATAACTGACATCATCGTTGAAACGGTTGTTACTGAAAAGCAACGCACTCAGGCACAACGCAGCGCTGAAAAGTGCTGGCCTGGCAAGCACAAGGAAGGCACCAAGCCTAGTCCCACACACCCTGGCATCCGTGTCAACAACTGTGTGCCTAACGAAGATGTAGAAGAAGCTGCCAATGCTGCACAGCAAGCAGCCATTGCCATCAACATGAAAAAGCATCATCAAAAGCCTAAGAATGTTGACGAGCAATTTGATCAGATCGAAGAAATGGTCGAAGACTTGGCTGAACAGTATGGTGTTGACTCAGAAACAGTATGGGACTTGCTAGAAGACCACAGTGATGAAGATTTGTTAACAGAGACAGCAGCTTGGCAGAAAAAGTCTGGTAAGAATAAAAACGGCGGCCTCAATAGAAAGGGCGTAGCAAGCTATCGTAGAGAACATCCTGGTAGCCACTTACAAACAGCAGTAACTACAAAGCCAAGCAAACTTAAAAAAGGTAGCAAAGCGGCAAAACGCCGTAAGAGCTTCTGTGCTAGAATGGGCGGTATGAAGGGTCCAATGAAAAAGCCAAACGGTAAGCCAACACGCAAAGCACTAGCACTTAGAAAGTGGAATTGCTAATGAAAACATTTTTAGACTATTTGGCAGAAGCAGAAGGTCGTCAGATTAACGAAAGTAATGGTCCCGACGATGTTCCAGCTACGCCAGACAAACTGCACGGTCCCCACGCAGCAGCACTAAACGGTGCTATATCAACTCCTGATATCAGCAATAACAAATCGTTTGGTCGTCAATATAGTCAAATGCGTTATTTCATCGCTCTGGCTGGAGCACACGCAGATAAAGATAAGAGTGAGTCAATGGATCCAATTGGTGCATTTGCCGGAGATCCACTGGCATTGGGTTACACAGAGCAAGAAGATGCTATGATTCAAAATGCACTAGATATGGTCAATGGCGGTCGTGCATTGCCAATGGGCAGCAAGCGCAGCGAAGAACATCATGATGTACATAAAGTAAGCCCAGTAGTTGCCCGCGGTGAAATCAAACTCATACGTAAATGAAAACATTTTTAGAGTATCTTGCAGAAGCTGAAGGTTATCATCCAACAGACGATGAGAACTCTGAGCACGCATTGCCAAAGACCGACGAGAAAACAATGCACGATGATCACGATGCAGTTCATCCAGGCAACGTTTATCGCAGTCGTGACATTGGTGGGTATGATCGTGTCTATCATATGAATCGTATTATGATGGCTATGGCTAAAGCAGATGGGAAGAGTACAGCAGCAGTTGATAGTCCATCAGAGACTTGGTATGAGAAGTATAATACAATGCATCCATATACCAAAGAAGAAGATAATATGGTACAGGCTGCTATGAACACAGTGCCGACAGATGGTAAACGTGCTAGTTCAGATGATAAAAGTCGTGAACCAGATTATGTACATAAAGTAAGTCCACATCGTAAAGTTGGACCAATCAAGAGACTCAAATGAAACAATACCGAATCATCAGCGCAAACTTTGTATCGCCAGGCGAAACTGGTGATGCAGATGCGTATATGGCCCCAGATGATCTAGCACAGTTGAAGAAACTTGCTGGTATTGATACATTGGGTCTGTTAGAAAACTACAGTCCAGGCAACAGCGATCCTGATTATCACGCACAAGTTGACACAGACAAAGATATGCCAAGCCCAATGGGCAGCAACATTAGTGTCACTGGTATGGAAAAGCGTAATCTAGAAAAAGCAAACCACATCAAGCCCGGGTCGCCTGAGTGGTTTCAATTATGGTTCAGCAGACCATATTTAACGGGAGAGAAGCCTGTCGGCGACGCCCCCGCTAAAAAGATTCCTATCAACAAAGATAAAAATCAACCCAAGTAATTCACTACTCGTTTGTCAACGCCAAGATACTTGTTCCAGCTATCTTGACGCACAGTGAATGGCATATCCTTCCACTTTTTAACCAAAGCATAGTAGTCTGGCTTGTAAGGCATAGTCAATGGGCGAATGTTCTTTTTGTCGCCTTTGCTATGGTTGCAAGGCTTACAAGCAGTCACACAGTTTTCCCATTCAGTCTTACCACCGTTGGCACGTGGGTTAACGTGGTCAATGGTTAAGTCTTCGAAATCGAAAACATCACCACAGTACTGACAGCGGAACAAGTCCCGCATATACATATTGTAGCGACTGAACTTCACAGACTTTTTGTAATGGAAATATTCAGTAGTCACACAAACGCTGGGCACATTAATCGCCAAACGCTCACTACGAATGATCCAATCTGGATACGTTTCCAATACATTGACTCTGCCCAAATACATCAGTTTAATGGCGTGCTGCCAACCGATGACGCTCAAGGGTAGGATAGAAATTGGTTCGTAGTTTGAATTTAACAATAATGTATCTGACATTTGGTACTCCTTTTCTGTTTACCATGTTAAATATATGCATATTATAACAGGTTTTTAATTTTATGTCAAAAGAACTCGCAACGGCTATTATACGAAATCCGTATCAAAAAATGGCAATGAGTCCCGAGCAGATAGCAGAGTTTGCTAAGTGCGCGGACCCAGTGACGGGCCCAAGATATTTTATGAGTAATTATTTCTACATTCAACATCCGACTAAGGGTGCAATGAAGTATATTCCATTCGAATATCAAGAGCGACTGATCGACAGTTACCATAATTACAGATACAGTATAAGTCTAATGCCGCGACAGACTGGTAAAAGTACTAGTGCTACTGGGTATTTACTCTGGTACGCAATGTTTGTGCCGGATTCGACTATTTTAGTGGCTGCACACAAGTATACTGGCTCGCAAGAGATTATGCAGCGTGTGCGCTATGCATACGAAAACTGCCCAGATCATATCAGAGCAGGTGTTACAAGCTACAACAAAGGGTCGCTGGACTTTGAAAACGGCTCACGTATTGTTTCAGCCACAACAACTGAAAACACTGGTCGTGGTATGTCTATCTCTCTACTCTACTGTGACGAGTTTGCATTCGTTAGACCAAGTATTGCTACAGAATTCTGGACTTCTATTACTCCTACTTTAGCAACTGGTGGTAAGTGTATTATCACTTCTACTCCAAACAGTGACGAAGATCAGTTTGCTCAAATCTGGCGTGCTGCCAATGATACATTCGACAAGAACGGTAATGAAACTGAACTTGGTCGTAATGGCTTCAAAGCATTCCGTAGCAAGTGGCAAGAAACTCCTGGTCGTGATGAAGCGTGGGCTGAACAGATGCGTCAGCAACTCGGTGAAGAACGCTTCCGTCGTGAAATGGAATGTGAGTTCATTATTTTTGATGAGACCTTGATTAACCCATTGTTCTTGACTGAAATGGCTGGCATTGATCCAATTGAAAAACAGGGTCAGGTCAGATGGTACAAGAAGCCAAGTAAGGGTAATATCTACTGCGTGGGTCTAGACCCAAGTCTGGGTACTGGTGGTGACCCCAGCGCTATTCAGATTGTTGAACTGCCCAGTATGATGCAGGTGGGAGAATGGCGAGACAATAAAACTCCTGTTCAACGACAAGTCAAACTGTTGCAAGAGATTACTCAATACATCAATGAGATAATCGGTAGTGAGACAGACATTTACTATAGCGTTGAAAACAACACACTGGGTGAAGCTGCTCTGGTAGAAATCTCACATATCGGAGAAGAAAACATACGTGGTATCTTCTTAAGTGAACCCAAGAAACCCGGAGCAAGCAATATCTATCGCAAAGGTTTCAACACTGGTAACAAGACCAAACTAGCTGCCTGTAGTAAGCTAAAGAACTGGGTAGAGACTAAAAAACTCAAGATTGCCAGTAAGATGCTGGTATCAGAACTCAAGAACTTTATCGCAAAGGGCACAAGTTTTGAGGCCAAGATCGGGGAAACAGATGACTTGGTTATGGCAATGCTCTTGGTAGTCAGAATGATGCAGGCAATACAGAGTTTTGACGCAAACGTAGATGAAACTCTGCGTGGACAAGAAGAAGAAATTATGCCAATGCCCTTCATCATGATGTAAACGCATAAATACATCAATAATACGGGATTAGCATGAGAGATTTAAAAAATATTTCCAGCGAACTGTTTGACAAAATCCGCACACGATTTGACAACATTCGTTTGGGTGACGAGAAATCCAAAGCAACTACGGACCCAGAAGTAGCACGTTTCTTCAACTTTGATTACACTGTTGACGGACACAAGGTTGGTAATATTACCATCAGTTTGATTGACGAACAAAGTCTGAAACTCTACTATGGTCGTGACATTGTTGAAGCCATCAAAGAAATCGATGACGAGTCAGAACCCGAAGACGGAGTTACCAATGAACAAAAATGGTATAACTTCCTACGCAGTGTTCGTCAGTTTGCCAAACGCAATCTACTGACATTTGACACCAGAGATATTACCAAATCAAACTTGCAGATCAAAGATGTTAAACAACAGGCCAAAGCAGATGATAGTTTGGGCACAGACGAAATGAATGTGACAGAAAGCAAGATGTTTGGTACTCGTCGCAGCAGCTACCAAGAATGCGGACCAGTCAGAATCATTGTCAGACACAGTGGCGAAGTAGACGAGAACGTTCGTGGTGCTCGTAGTCGTCACATTGAAAACTTATTCTTAGAAACACATCTTGGTGAGCGTTTCTTATGCCCAAGTAAAAATCTTCACGTCGCCAGAGCACTAGCACAACACCTAAGTCAGGGTGGTGATATGCAAGATGAAATGGGTCAACGCATCGCTGTGATGGGCGAAGAAATGGAAGCCATGAAGTGCTTTGTGCGTGAAGTCAAACGCCGTCAGTTTGAAGACAGAGAAACTGATAGTATGGCACGTGCGGCAGTCAGACACTATTCAGAATTGAAATCACAACTTCGTCATCTTGCTGGTCGTCGTGGCTACGACGAGTATAAAGATGCACAGCACGTAGATGAACAAACAGACGAAGGCTACGATATGGATGCTCTGCGTGAGCGTTTTGTCAAGAAAGTTTACAACGAAAAATTTGATGCGGCATTACCGTATGTATATAAGGCTTATATGAAACAAAAACAAGAAGGCGTAGAAAGCCCAATGGGTAACCAATTTGAAGATTGGGCAAACGAAGTTGTCGAAGGCACTTGGCAACTACCAAACGATCCACAAGACACGCAAGAGCTTGATGAGATTATGTCCAAAAAGCTAGAAGCTGGTGATGAAGGCGACAACGCTATTGGTGCAATCACTAATATCATTGGTGACGATGAGCTATTTGACAAACTCAAAGACGTAGCCAGCGCAGAGGGTCCAGAAACAGATGCTCGTCCAACTATCGTACAATGGTTGCGTGATAATAACTATGCCGAACTTGCTGACAAGTATGAGCAATCATATACACAGGATGACACTGGCCTGCAACAACAGCCAGACGCAATGGCAGCGCAACAAGCTACACAAGACCAAACTGGTGGCGCTGGTACTGCTGAACCAAGTCCAGCACAGAATCCTGCTATGCAAGAAGCCGATCTGAGTTGGTTGCGTAAACTAAGTGGCTTAAATTAAGGTCAAATCAACTTCACCAAAAGGGCACATTTATGTGCCTTTTTTCTTGCGCCCGGTATAAATAAAATTGTACAATGCGAGAGTGCATTATACATTTAGGCACATCATTAAGGCACATTTATTAAGGAGAACTATTATGGCCATGACATTAGCAGAAATCCGCGCAAAACTTCAAGCAAACGAAAATCGCGGTCAAGGTAATAAATCACAAGGCGACAACGCCATCTACGCACACTGGAACATTCCAGAAAACACAACAGCACGTATCCGCTTCTTGCCCGACGCAGACCCAAAGAACAGCTTCTTCTGGATCGAACGAGCAATGATTCGTTTGCCATTCGCTGGAATCAAAGGACAAGCAGACAGTAAGCCAGTTACTGTACAAGTTCCTTGTATGGAAATGTGGAACGAAGCCTGCCCAATCTTGGCAGAAGTTCGTCCTTGGTTCAAAGACCCTAACTTGGAAGAAATGGGTCGCAAGTATTGGAAAAAGCGTTCATACTTGTTCCAAGGTTTTGTTCGTGACAATCCAATCGGTGACGACAAGACTCCAGAAAATCCAATCCGTCGTTTCATCATCAGCCCACAAATCTTTAACTTGGTTAAGAATGCTTTGATGGATCCTGATATGGAAAACTTGCCAACAGACTACGAAGCAGGTCTTGATTTCAACATCAAAAAGACCAGCAAAGGTGGTTATGCTGACTACAACACATCAACTTGGGCTCGTAAAGAAACAGCATTGACAGCAGACGAAGCCGCAGCAGTTGAGCAGTTTGGTCTGCACAACTTGTCAGACTTCTTGCCCAAGAAGCCAGGTGAAGTTGAACTTCAAATCTTGAAAGAAATGTTTGAAGCAAGCGTTGACGGACAACCATACGATCCAGATCGTTGGGCCAACTACTTCAAGCCAAGTGGCTTTAAAGGTGGTGAAGGCAGCACTGGTGATGACAGCGAAGTCAAAGCAACTCCTGTGCCACAAGCACGTCCAGCAGTTGCTACAAAAGCTCCAGTAGCAGAAGCTGCTCCTTGGGAAGAGGAAGATGAAGGTGTTAGCACAGCCAGCGCCCCAATCGCAACTCCAGCTGCTAAGCCAGCATCAAGTCAAAAAGCTGAGGACATCTTGGCTATGATTCGTAATCGTAAGCAATAATATTGCTTTGTGTCAGGGGGTAGGGTTTTTCCCTACCCCTTTTTTCTATTATGCTTAGTTACCTAGACCCTGTATTATTTCCCGATGAGTGTGAGATTCTGGTTGCCGATGACCAGTATATCTACCCTATATACAAGAATGGTTCTAGCAGTCTTGGCGCACATTACAAAACTCTAGTACCCAAAGAACAACTAAAAACACTAGAGCACGTTCAGGTTTATATACGAGACCCATTTGATAGATATGTCAGCGGAGTCCAGACCTATTTAAGACACAATCCCACACTTGACGCAACCACTGCGTTGACCATGATTGGGCAGTTTTTGTTTTTGAATAGGCATTTTATTTTACAGTTTCATTGGTTAGTAAATTTAGCCAGACACACCAATGATCCACTAATCACACTTAACCCAATGAGTGAGTTCAACCGAGCAACTAACTTATTGTGGAATGAAAATCAAAGAGACAGCACAGTTGTCAGACATTTTAAACTCAACAAAAAACTTCACTACTACTTGCAGCTAGATAAAGTACTTGCAGAAGATTTGATTGGACAGACAGTGAAATTCTCTACGATTCTGGCACACATAAAATCAAAACACCCAGAGTTATACCAAGAAGTTGTTCAACGAAGTATTGATATATGCACTGTCCTAGACTAGACCATTTTGTTCGCTTTAACCCAGATCGCACAGTCAGTCGTTGTGGGCATATGGTTGATGCGCCCAGATTTGCAGACTTGGCATCAATGGAGGCAAGCACTTGGTTAGCTGAGACAAAACAAAAGTTTGTGAATGAAGAATGGCCACCAGAGTGTGTTCGTTGTAGAGAAACAGAAAAAGAAAACAATCAGAGTATTCGCACACACGCAATCGCAGCAGACACTGGCGGAGATTATCTACAGGTTGGGGGAGTGCTGGATAACTTGTGCAATGCTGCTTGTCAGACCTGTAGTCCAAGTTGTAGTACTAAGATAGGTTCATTATCCAGCAGAGTGTTCCCACTGGTCAATAACACTGTTGGCTATTGGTATTTGCCACAACAACGCATACAGCATTTGGATATCAATGGCGGAGAGCCCAGTTATAGCAAGAACTATAAGCGTATCTTGGCAAACTTACCACCCAACTTAAAGACACTGCGACTCAACACAAACTGCAATACGGTGCTTTCAGAATTGACTCAGATTGCAGAACAGGGCATAGACGTAACAGTGACAGTGAGTTTTGATGGCATTGGCTCAGTACACGAGTTCATTCGTTGGCCAATTAAATGGGATATGTTTTACAAGAACTTGATGACTTACAAATCAATGCCCGTCAAATTGAATTTGTGGACCACTGTGAGTAAATTAAATCAACAGCATCTGCCAGAAATCATAGAGTTTGCACGTTCACACGGTATCGATCACGACTATGCTTATCTAAAGCAGCCAGAAGTGTTAGCCATTGACAACACAGACACTGTGGCATTTGAACAATATATGCAAGAACAACGTGAACTAAGGGGTATAGTATGAAACTAATTGACTGCGACAACTACCCATCAGACACAGACA